CAGACGATTCATCATCCGCTTGAGCAGCCCTCGAACGGGCACGCCCTGCATAAAACAGTACGAGTTCAGCTGACCCTCTGCAAAGAGAGTCGCGACCTTGCGCTGTTCGACGGTAGCGAAATTGCTCCCTGGATTAAACCTAGGATCAACGCCGAAACCGCCGAGCTTGCAGTCGATGAAGAGGTTTGGCTGAAAGCCAAACAGTGGGGTATCCTTCCTGTTCGACACCATGTCGGGCAGAAATTGGGACGAAAATGGAACGTTCTCCAGCATCTCCTGAAACGCATGTCCGATCTCAAACGGAGTTTGAGTCGCCTCACCTGTCTTCAAACAGTGGTTGAGGATTAGCTTCTGATTCAGATAGCCTATCCTACGATGATTACGCATGTCGAACATGACGTTGTTGACCATCGCGAAATCTTCACTCGCGTAAGATTTCCCCACCGAAAGTTGCAGGCCCAGCTTGGCGGCTGTACTCTCCCAACGGGAGCACAACCACTCTGGACAAGGGAAGAGAATGTCGTCACCATTCACCAATGTATGGCTCATGATAAACTCAACCTCCTCTAGCGTAAGCAATCCTTCATCTCGACACGCACCAACGCAGTGTCTCAACCCCGCAAGGTTGATCACGCACAGTAGTGGAAATGACAGGGGATGCCCCATCAGCTGACCGTTCTTTTGCCATACAATCCTTGGCAACACACCACAAACATCCTTCGAGGAGTAGCGCACCTCAACTCCGTCCAGTCCCGAGTCGAAATCCAACGGCAAGCCGTAGATCTCCCGGACCGAATCAAACGCTTTTCGCGTTGAGTTGATATTGAGTTGGTCGGTTGCAGCCTTATAATCGCCGCTATTCCAAACCCAACCCTTCGGGGCAGACCACTGTCTGACCTCGTCCTCCCAGCCTTCCCGCATCGTAGACCATTTTGTCTTCGACCAGTTGCTCAGCAAGCTACCCTGAAGGGGCTGCAAGTAAGTATACTGGCCGGCTGGCCCAGCTGTGATCATTCGGAACTTCCCTGGCTCAGGAATGACTTGTGCTCTCACAAAATCATCAACCGGATTACGCAGATCCATCCACTCACACAACCGCTCAAAGGTATAGCTCTTCAGCTTCTCCTGAGTTTGATGCAGGGTTCTGATGGTAACATTCCCGCGGGGAAAAGCTTTCAGCTCACGCCAATCACTCTCATCCGCAGAGACACCTTCCACCAAATCAGCCAGGCGCACGTGCGTCAGTTGATCATTCACCCATCCCGCTGCTCCCCCCAACTTCCGGGAGTACTCCGCACTCGCATTGAGCGAAGGAGAGATCTTATGGAGGCTAGTAGAACGGAACACGATATTACACGTTGTCCGAATCTCCTCCAACAAGTCCGCATCAACCATTGGTGGCTCAGCAGTCAAGTACTTTTGATGGTCCTCGACTGTCTTTAGACGCTTGGCAGCGCACAACTCTGGCCAACCTCTCTTGCACAGCAGATAGCTTGCAAAGAAGGTCAGACCTGCGAGGTTATTATCCCTCGCACGCGCCAACGCCCTCAACACCAATGAATGAATCTCTCCACGAAACACCCTCTTCAGTTCCAACCCGGCAATCGCATCCGGAAGTGGCAAAAGGACATGTCCAGTGGGCTCCACAGCCTCACGGTCAAATCCCTGCACATCACGAACAGCAATTTGGAAAAGAGACGCAGCATCGTACTTAATAAGCTCGATGTGCTGATCGTTCTTGAAATCCAGCTGGCACAATGCCCGAACTGACTCCGCAAAACTCTTCTCAATCTTCCCCCAACGTGCTTTCTGCTTGAAGTACGGTTCCACCAACATGGTGACCGGAATCGCAAGCGATCGCACAACCTCATCCAACCGGCGCTGCTCATCAGGCAACGCTGAAACGGAGCAATCCCGCAGTGCTGAGGTACACACCGCAAGAAGACGAGAACAAACAGGGTGTTTCACCCATCCATCCAACGTATATCCGTCCAAAGCCAATCTAGTAGCTTCTCCTAGCTGCTTTTTGGGTTTCCTCTCGGAACGACTGGTACCTGGCATTTCAGTACTTCAGTAACAAAATCTGC